TCCCATTCGGTATAATTCTTCTATCAAACGAGGTTCTGCACTATCTGCAAAGATTTCCCAACGATTATCTCCAACTATTTGGCGTAGTTTAGATGCAATATCGTTTGTTACCAATCCTCTCTCATAGCAATTCTCAATAAGGTATATCTCTCTATCCTTTTTGAATAGTGATACAATAGCAGTGGCGTCATTGCTGTACCCAAAATCGACACCTATACACACAAACTCTGCATCATCAGGAACCCAATCTATTACGTTAAATGTGAATACAGCTTTATCGTTTTGTACGAATTCACCTAATCCGTATGTTCTCCATGCTTTAGGGTTTGTTCTTTCTAGGGCTTTAATAGCACTTACTACTTCCTTCTCTAAGTAAGGATTGTTCTTAAATGTAGTGAAATAGGTTGTACAATCTTCTATACTTCTAATCCAATGGTGTGGGCTAATAGTAGGGTTTAGTGATAGGATGATAGGACCTGTACAACGTATTCTTAGCTGAAACCAAGACTCCTCATCTATTTCGTTAGCTTCTTCCAACCATAAAATTGATGATTTGAGACCTCTTAGTTTCTCTGGATTGTCAGTTGATATGAATGATATTGTAGAGCCTGTATAGAATGAATAAATTCTATCCGTTTGATTGAAATCGGTTGAGTTCCATAATTCCAATCCAGTCATTATATCTTCGAAATCTTTTACAATAGTTCTTTTTAAGCTAGGTATTGTTTTACGAACTATCACTACATCTTCTTTACCTTCCAAGCACTTTACTATTATCCATTGTAATAATGCGTATGATTTGCCTGAACGAGTACCACCATAATGTATTGTTGTACGGGTTGGTGAATCGTTTTGGTTTTGGTATGTTACCGTTGTATTAATTTCCAGATTCATCTATGCTCTTTTGTGTAATGTTTACTGATATCTGCTGAATCTTTTGTTCTACTTCAGCTTTCATTTCAGTTCTACTCAACTTAGGTAGTGTGAACTCCATTAGCTTTAGGGCTAATTCAATAGCTCTTTCAGGATCTTTCTTCTTAATCTTTTCTAAATCGGTTGATAGAGTATTGAGGGTATTATCAATTGCACGAGCAATAGTAACCTTCATCATTTCAGTTGAACGATTTACAGCTCCTTTTGGTCTACCTTTACTTAGTTTATTTCCTTTTTCAAATGCCATTGTTATTTGGTGTTATTTAAACATATATACATATATAACAACTCTATCCACCTTTGTATTTATCGTTGGACCTTGCCCCCTTAAAATCGTTTTTAGAATGGGTTATCTAAGTTATCCTTTAGATGTTTCTTAATCTTCTTACAATTAAGGTAAACGGTAGATTTGGATAACTTTAATTCTGATGCTAATTTCTCAAATGTCATATCCTTATCAAAGGCATATAGCTGATATATCTTAGAGGGTGCCCATAGTTTGGTTCTCTCTAATCTCTTTAATTCATCTACCATCTTATTGTACACATCTTCTACGTTTGTATCCGCATCTACATCATATTCTGATTCTACTTCATCGTAAGAATCTGATAGTGGTACATTTCTTTTAGCTGCTTTAATTCTATTAAGGAATCTACTATTAAGGAATGCATGTGCGTACATAAGATTAAATGAATCCAAATACCAAAGAGCAGGATTACACTTCTCCGCAAGATAAAGGTATAGTTCACCTACCAATTCATCTGCTACTTCCTTATCTTTTGCTAAGTTAAAAGCAACTGCTGATAACCAACCATGTGATTTACGGAATAGTATATCTAATCTTTTGTTATTTTCCGATTGGATTTTATTCACTTCTATCTCTTACAAATGTTCTTAGCGTATCTACGCAATCAGCCCATAACCTTCCTGATGATTTGCATGAGCAAGGTTGATTTACCTTCTCACCTCTGATACGATTACACCAACTCCAAAATGCACCCATTAGATGCTCAGGTAAATAGTTCTTTACCCCTTCCAAGTGTGTTTTCATTTGTTGAAATTCTTCTAAGTTTAAGGGAGCGTATTTACTCTCCGCTACATTTGGTTTTAATTCTTCTGCCATATATTATAATTTTATTCCTTCTTTACATCCACACAATTCATTGAGGTATATCCTACGAGCTTCACAGCCACAATCCTGATACCCTAGCTTCAACGCAATCCATCCGGCTATATCTTTACCCCAACCTAATGTAATAACGTTTATAAGCCCATCTACAATGTTTCCTAGCTTTATTATACACATAGTTTATTGATTTTTTAATTTAAACTTTCTTTCATGCATTGCTAACATATTCTCTGAACGAGTAACCACTCTTAAGTTAGTAATATCATTGTTATGCTTGTCACCATCGATGTGGTCAATCTCAAATCCTTTTGGTATCTTACCACCAAAGGTTTCGTAAACTAACCTGTGACCTCTTCTCCATAACCTTTGTTTGCTCTCACCTTCTCCAACAAACAAGCCATAGTATAAATATCCGCTTGGATGTAAGCGTGGTTTAACAAGTCTTAGTTCTCCTTTAGGATTATAGCGAGGTGCTATCTTAGTTGAAAGAACTCTACCATCATCACAAATGTGGTAATCTTCAAATCCTTTAAGCGGCGCCATAGCCACTTCTGTTTTAGTTTGTATCATAGTTTTTAATTTAGGCATAAAAAAGCCAGTCCCCAAATGAAAGAGGACTGGCAATATAGGATAAAATATAGCAGTGGAATAATATAAAATGGCGTTTCAGTAAAAGACCACTGCTTATATAATTATAACAATTCATTTCATTTTTGTTTATCCTAATTTTGTTGTTCATTATTTAAGTTAATAATTGATTGGTTTTGTTTTTCAGCTGCTGCATTGATTAGAGATTGCATATCCATATTCTCTAATACAAATAACATTTCTTCATGTGTTATCTCTGAAGTAGATTTCTTTAATAGAAAATCTAACTTAGATTGTATTTCAGTTGATAACCTATTCTTAGATTCATTTTGTTCTTTAGCTTCTAAGTAAGCTTTTGATTGTTTATAATCTTCCATATTAATTGTTTATATAATTTAAAACATCTTCTGAAGTAGTATTAGAATTAAAGATTTCAGCAAATGAATTCCTACTGTTACCTGGTATACTGCTTCTGTTTTCTTGTATATTCTTTTCTTTATTTATCTTTTCTTCTTCTTTCTTTTCTTTAGCTACAGGTTCTCCACCTACCGAAAACCCACCTGCGGTTAATCCACCATCGGATAATCTATCAGTAATAAGGTAGTGATAGTTAAATCTACCTCTATCAATCCTCTCTTTGATTACTTTTATATATCCAAAATCAACACACTCTTTCCATACTCTATTGAACTTTGTTCTATTCATATTGAGTGCTCGTTGTACCTGTCCTTTGTATATAATCCAAGTTTCAGGCAGAGATATAATAAACATAATTAAAGCCCTAGCTTCTAAAGTTAGTGAAGTGTTCTGAATTAATTCGTTTGAAATTGGTGTGAAATTGTGTTTAGAAGTATTTACACTTCTTACAATCTTAGTTGTGTTTTGTTGTGCCATTTGATTTTATTTAAGTAGTTGTATATAAATAGTGTGTTTTTAAGAAAACGTAAAATTAAGGGAGACCAACTACAATCTCCCCTAATTAGCTTACAACTATGAATTATGTAAAGATACGAAATTATTTTCATATTACCAAAAGCTGTTCTGATTTATTTTATAATACTTTTCATTTAGTATTTTCCAAACTTGCGATAGCGTTGTAGTAGGACCTGGCGCATGGTATATAAGTGGATAGGTATCCGTTAATCTATTATAGATTGTAGTCTTTCTATACATTAAATCAAAGTTATTGCTCCTTCCCCAGTCCTCATCCCAAATGCACTGAAATATCTTACAATCATAATCCAAAGTAATAGGATACTTTTGTGTAAACATTATCTTTTGTAGAATGTATTGGTCATCATTAACTCCATCAATATCCCACATCTTCAGGCATTCATCTATTACGTCCTCCAGAATCGATTTACTTCCAATGACACACCCACTAT